ACAACGTTACAAGCTAATCGGCAACGCTGTAACTGTGGATATAGTAGAATTAATAGCTAAACGATTAAAATTTTTAGTAGATGAATTTACACCTTACACTCAAGAAAAACTGGTTTGACCTTATTCTCTCAGGAGAGAAGAAGGAGGAATACCGAGAGATCAAGCCTTACTGGGAAAAGCGGCTTATCGGAAAGAAATATGACAGGATCATCTTTCGCAATGGGTATGGGAAGAACGCGCCATGGTTTGCTATTGAACTGAAAGGGATCACCCAAGGCACAGGAAAGAGTGAATGGGGTGCAGAAGAAGGGAAGCGGTACTTTGTACTTAGTTTAGGAGAAATAATTTTTAACAAATAAGAAGAGGATGAAAATATACATATCAGGAAAGATAACAGACACGGATATTGAGCAGACACGGGAGAAGTTCCACGAGGCATGTCAGTACTTGATTGCGATGGGGCAAACTCCTGTTTCTCCTCTTGAGAATGGGCTGCCCATTGATAGCCCTTGGGAACAGCACATGCTCAGAGATATAGAACTCCTTATGGGGTGTGGGGGTATATTCCTCCTCCCTGACTGGAAGGAAAGCCGAGGAGCTCGTATCGAGCATGCTGTCGCTAAGGAATTAGGATTACTGATTCTATCCATGTCATAACTAAACAATAATAGGAAGGAGGTAAAAATCATGAATAACAATCCACATCCACTAAGTAGGCAATTGGGGGAAGAGCTTTCTCAATGGCTCGTTGAGGTAGCTGAAAAGATCTCAGCAGAGAAGAATTTTCAAAAAAGGCTATCAAGATTCCCAAAAGAGATAAAAAAAGCTAAGCTCTTAGATTCAGATGATCAGGAGTTTTTAGAAGAGATTTTTGATTACATGCTGGATCTATCATTTATTGTGAAAGAGAATAAAGAGGAGTTAGCGGATATCTATGAGGCTTACAATGGATTGTAAGCGGTTACCTGCTTAAAGCGTCCTTTCCTGAATGAGAAAGGGCGCTTATCTTTGCCTATAATCTAAAAAAAATGAGTTACGAATTATGTAATATAGGGGAGGATTTCACGCGGGAGATCCGCCATGTGCTGCTCTTTGACGCGGCGAGTTTTACCTTTAACCAGAATCTGAGGGCGCTCACCCCCGATCCGAATGCTGCCCTTGTAAAACTCCGAGTGGCTCACCCCAGCGGCTATAGCCGTAAGATAAGCCTCAAGGAACAAAATCATAATGACTACTTCGATATGAAGGTTACCTTTCCTGTGTATGAGCTGAGCAAGGAGGTGCGGCTGAAGCTAATCTCTATGCACAAAAAGCGCAAGTATGTGGTGGCATTGGTATCGGCTCAGGAGATGCTCGTGGTGGGTAACCATAGGGAACCCTTTAGTCTTACCATAGATGACAATATCGTGGATAACGGTACGGGGAAGGATCTATTTACCATTAGTCTAACGGGGCAAACGATCATCTTCCCTACTCTGGGGAAAATAACCGAGAAATTCCGAGTATTATTGTTCTTGCCACCAACCAATTAAGAAATGAGGGAATTAATCATTGTTGGCATTAATCATTATAAAAGCTGTCCTTTGGGGTGTGTAAGGGGTATATTACCTTTGCCGTAAATAAATACTAACCACAAATCTCTAACAACTTAAAAAAAATGATCCTATCAATAGAAAAAGAATACCTATTCTCCATCATTCCTGCGCTTGTAAAGGGTTTTAAGGACAATACTTTTGCGGCTTCTGAGAAGTTGGAGGAGGATTACGAGGCTAAGCTGGAGGTGCAGGCGCGTAGCGGGAGTGCCAGCGGGCGGGATGCTTTCCCCGTGGTGGTGGATATATACGGGGCGATCGTCAAGCATACGTCCTATGACTATATAGGTACTCAGAGCTATGGGCGCTACCTTCGGCAGTTGGACGCACACCCAAGCGTATCGGCTATCATCTTGGATATAAACAGCGGCGGGGGTATGGTCTCAGGAACGGCGGAGCTTGCCCACATCATCAGGGGGATAGAAAAGCCAATCGTAGCCTATACCAATGGGTATATGTGTAGTGCGGCCTATTGGATTGCGGCGGCCTGCGATAAGGTAGTCAGTAGCCCCTTTGCCGATGCGATAGGAAGCATTGGCACTATGCTACATACGCAAGACTACTCGCAGATGTTCGAGAAGTGGGGCGCCAAGATCTATGAAGTGTATGCCCCTGAGAGCAGCGAAAAGAACAAGCTATGGCGGGACTTGGTGGCAGGTGATGATACCTTGGCCAAGGAGCGCCTCAGCGAGCTGGCTAAGGGCTTTATTAGCTCCGTGCAGGCGTACCGATCAGCCATCAAGGACGATGGGCGTGTATTCAAGGGGGCTGTATATACCCCTAAGGGCGCGCTGGAGGTAGGCCTTGTAGATGAAATAATGAGTTTGGAAACTTTAATAAACGAGATATGAAATACGTATTGTTATCGGCGCTCTTAGGGAGTGCCTTAGAGGAAAAAAAGCCGCTCTTTGGAGGTGAGGCGTATGTAAGCCTTACCGCTTCGCAGCTGGCAAAGGTGGAGGCAGCCCTTGCAGAGAAGAAAGAAGCTGCGACTGCGGAGCAAGTGGCCGCCCTTGAGCAGGAGATTGCCTCGCTGAAGGCTGAAAAAGAAAAAGTCGCCACAGAAGGAAAGGCGCTGAGTGAAGCCCTTGGCGAGGCAATGGCACTGAATGACCTTAAGAGTAATGGGGACGCGATCGCTGACATTGCTACCCTTGGGAAGACTTGCAAGGAGTACGGGGAGAAACGCCCAGTACATACCCTGCCAAGCAATGACGGGCGCGAACAGCAGAGCGGGGACGAGGTAGTGCGAATGGAAGATGCACACAATCAGCTGTAAGAACGATTTAGAATAACAACTTAAAAGTAAGAATATGGCAAGAAATATTGACATTGAACAAATCAAAAATGAGTTGGTTCGTTATGGAAAGAAAAATCCTTTTGAGCTACAAGCGGCGATTCTTTCGGATAAAATCCTACTGAACCAATTTGCTAAGACTTTGCCAAAGGTCAAAGGGGAGTATCATATCCCTTATGTACTAATGACGAACGTGGTGCAAGCCTTTTCGGACACTTGGACTCCGTATGGTAAGGTTTCTTTTGGCAAGAAATTGCTTAAGAACTTCCAACAGAAAATGAACTTTCAGATCAACCCATACGAGGTGTATGATAGCTGGGTGGAGGAGCTGTACGAAGAGGAGAAGAAACCCAATGAGATGCCTATCAGCAAGTACATCATGCGTATGGCGCAGGATAAGATCATCTCCGACTTGAATGTGGTTTCAGTTGTAGGGAAGTACGATTCTACTCAGGTAGGGAGCACTACTCCTGACTACACCAAGACCATGGATGGGATCAATGAGGTAGTTACCAGAGCCGTGGCGGATACAGAAAACCCCGTTTTCTTGATCCCCGTGGATTCCTCCGCTACCATAGTGGATAGGGTAACGAAGTTTGAAAAAGGCTTGCCTGACCAAGGGAAAGTAAGCACTATCTTCCTCTCCTTGGAAGAGTTCAACGATTATGTAGAGGCTCGTGAGACCCCTGCCAACCAGTACATAGACTTCAAGGATCCACAGCGTGGAAAAACGAAGTTTGGCCGTACCATAGTGGGCGTACCAGGACTGAAGAAAGGGCGTATCATAGCGTGGTACGATGGGAACTTCTTCCGCTTGTACGATCGCAAAGACAATCCCGCACTATTGGACGATGTGCAGGTACAGGACTATGTAGTGAAGCTCTTCTCTCAGTGGCACTTGGGCTACGATTTTGCGGTGAACCAGTACCTATTCGTAGAGACTGCCGATGCCAGCAAGCACAGAGGATTGAACAATGATTCACAAAACAAGCTGTTCTATCCAAACCTATTTTTATAATTAAATAGATAATATATGGCAAAAGATAATAATGATAACAGAGAACTGACCCTTGAGGAGCGCGAGGCGCTCCTTGAGGATCGCTCTTCGGAGCTGAGCGCCCGCGAAGCAGCTGTGGATCGCAAGGAATCAGAACTGAATGACATCGGTACGGAGCTGGAGGCACGAGAAAAAGCCCTTAACCAAAGAGAGCAGGCCCTTGACGAAAGGGAAAAAGCCCTTGCCTTGAGAGAAGCAACCCAAGAGGTTGCAAGCGCCCCTAAGGTATCGGAGGAAAAGAGAGAGGGGCATGCTTTTTCCTTTCGTGGAAAGCAGTACCAGTTTGCGGACGATGCGCCCTTGCAGATCTTATTCGGTGGGGAGCGCTACACTCAGGAAGAGTTGGCCGCAGATGAGGAAGCACTCGTGCAGCTCATAGGCGGGGGAAGCGCTCTTATTGTAAAGAGTGAAGAGTAAAAACGAATAAACTTAAAAGATAAAAGAAATGGCTACAAATTGTTTTGATAATGCTCCTTTTGAGAGCTTGGACAGCTGTCCAAACGACGAGGTGAGCGGGGGTATCAGTACGCGTGTGCTGTATGCGCCTACAGCCTTCCTCGACAAATGTGTGCTCCCTCCTAATACGGGGGAGCTGGGCAAGGCTAACACCATAGAGGAAGGAAACCTAACCCTTGTCACTGGGAAGACATGGAAGGGGATAGACCTACAGATCAACGAGAACGAACTAAAGATGAGCCTTGTGGGCAACGCGGGGAACAAGAAGGCAAAGACAGACCTTGAGGCTAAGATTCCACGCTTTTCAGACAAGGTGCTCGACTTTATCGGGCGTTACAAAAACGTGCCTATGACCTTTATTGTGCCTGATGCTGTAGGTACTTTGTGGGTAGTGGGAACAAAGATTAACCCTGCCTTTATGGATTCTGCGGATGCTACTACGGGCAAGAAAGCCGAAGACGATTCAGGGGTAACACTGAAGATCACCACCAACTCCAAGTTGTACAAGTATGCAGGCAGCATAGCAGAGGCATAATGATTAATGATTAACGATTAATGCTCAATGATTAATGGCAAAGGATCAAGTAAATAAGAACATGGCGACTACTTCCCCCTTAGAACAGGGGGAGGTTAAGCGCCTAAAGCCTAATCTGGAAGAGTGCTTCGAGGTGCTGCTGCCTGGAGGGCGTGTGTATTACACAGGGGAGAAGGAGGTACAAGCAGGGTTACAGATCATAGACCTCTCGCGGGTGCCTTACAACGCCCTAGTGCTATACCTTACAGGGTTTAAATACTTGGGGCTGAAAGAGGGCGCTGTAGCGCTCTTCTCGGAGCTGGGCGCAGCGACCCTTGAGAAGCTCATCGCCCAGAAGCGGGAGCACTACCCTAAGGATGTGCCTTACTTGGAGCGGGCGCTGCAAAGAAAACGACAAGTGAAAAGTGAAGAGTGAAAAGTGACTAATGACTAACCACTGATAACTGACCACTGATAACTGACATTATGGATTATAAAGCTCAATATAGGGAATTGGTTAATGATTTGGAACGCCTTGGAGGAGATCTTCGAGGCGTTCCTCGCTACTATTCCTTAGAAGCAGAGGCAAAGGTAAGGCGACTTATCAAAGAGCGATCCGCCCAGCCCACTTGTGTGCCTGAGTCACAATCCACCTCCACAAGTGGGGTGACTCCACAGAGCGGAGAGCCCCCGCAGACAAGCGGGGAGCCAGCAAAAAAGGCGGATTTTATTGCCGATTATCCTGTGGCACTGCATGGGGTGTATAGGGCTAAGCAAGAGGCGTGGCTCCGTGCCTGTTCGCTGAAGCTCTCCCTAAACCAAGTGCCTATGGAGGAGGAGGACAAAGCGCGGGAGATACAGCGGCAGCTATGGCAGCTCTTCGAGACGATGGACAATTGTGATGTGATGCTACAATATTGGCGTGATCATAAGAAGATCCTTGAGCCAGTCCAAGAGGATTACAGCCGCCTTACCCCTATGGAGCTCGTACAGCGCCGCAACACATTGCGCAGTAATATAGTATCACGAGAAAAGAGCTTGGCCAAGTGGGAAGCACAAGCGAGGAGTGAAGAACTAAGAGTGAAGAGTGAAGAACTAAGCGTAAAGAGTGAAGGAGGAATGACCGTGAGGAACTTATGGGTGCTTCAGGAGAAGATTGCCAGGAAGCGGGAGGAAGTGGAGCAGATGAAACTACAAGTGAAGGAGATAGAGAGGTTCGTGGTTAGTGGTTAGGAGGAAGTGGTTAATTTTTTCCAAAGTTGTCCTTTTAATTTTTTGTATCTTTGCTCTCAAAATAACTTTAACGGGAACTTATTGTGAAAGTTGTTCTGCTAAATTAGGAAAGAAAGAGTGAGGATTGGTAAGGAATAACAAAAAGATTTTTAAGTAGCCTTGCAAGAAATTGCAGGGCTTTTTAGTGGGCATCCCTTCCCGTAGGCTCTGAAGGGAAATAGTGGTTAGTGATGAAAAAGATCTGTCCTTTGTATTTGCTAATGATAGTAATACCTTTGCCCTATCGGAAACAAAGGATCTTTGTTTTTGGAATTGTTATAAGTTTTACTTTGCCAGAGTTTTACTTTGGCAAAGTTTTCTCTTATTCAATTTTGGCAAAGATTCTTGTAAAAACTTATAACAATGGACAAAGAATGTTTTTTATCTTTCAATGGAAAGAGTATCTACTTTAAAGAGGTATCCAATGAATATTGGATCGCTATTAAACCTATCTGTGAAGCGTTAGAAGTAGATTATATTCGTGCTTATAAAAATCTTTCAGAAGATGATTTGTTGAACCGTATATTGTCTAAACAGACAATACACGACAAATCAAATAGGCTTCAAGAGATGGTTTGCTTGCCTGAAAAATACATTTATGGCTGGATCTTTTCATTAAGGTCTCGTTCGGGAGTATTAAGGGAATACCAGCTACAATGCTATGACATTCTTTTTAACTATTTCAATGGTGCCCTTATAGGGAGGAAAAGACTACTGCAAAAACAAGAAACTACCCAAAAGGAAATAGATAAGATAGAGCAGCAACTGAGAGAAAACGAACAATATACAGCACTTATGAAGCTCAAACAAGAGCATCAGCGCCTTAGGAAGCAACTTAAAAACATAGATAAACAAACTATTGAGAGGAACCC